GCGCCACACTTTACGACCATCAGGGTTTATGTGGCTCTTAAATGCAATGGCGTCAGCCACTTTAACTTGTTGCGCTGGTGTCTTACCTTTGGCGCTATTTGAGTCTGACCAAGTACGCCAAGTCTGGCGGTTTATCCCCAACCCCCCTGTGTATGACCTGGTGCTGTGTGACCAGTTGCCACCTGTTTCGCATTGGGCTAACCGATCGTAGTAAGCGTCAGGTAGTACGCCCTGGTATTTGGCGTGGGAATTAGCAGCTGCACTTGCGTGGGCTGGTGTGGATAGGGCGAGGATAAGCGTTAGTGCCATGAGTTTCTTAATCAACTCTCTCAACTTCTGTAGGCGGCCCCCATGAATGCCAAGACTCTGCACGTTGGCAGACTTGGGTGTAAACAATCAGGCCTGTGGCAAGGTCGGTAAAGACCTGCACCATGGTTTTCTTATCTTTAGACCTTAGGGCGATGTAGCCCCATGTCGGGATCATTAGCGTTTCCAGTAGCGGTTGGCTATCTTGAAATATGCCCAAGATAGGCACCAGCCGAATAGGACGGCTATGAACATTTGTTCGTGGGTGTAGGTTTTCATAACGAACTCGCTTGGATGAAACTTCCTATAAGCATGATCGTAAGAACTGCAATTAAAAGAAAATCAAAAATAATGGCCATCAAAATCCAGTCAATTCTTTTTTTCATGCCCAGCCCCTAACCATGTCAAGCCCAGACTGCGTGATGCCACACACAATGCCCTGAGAGCCACTCAGGAGCGCTCTACGGATGCCTAAATCTTGAATTAGTCCAATGGTGCGTAAGTCGCTGCAGCGCTTCCAATAGCCCTTTATGTCGTGACCGGCAAGCGCTGCTCGAGCGCCTGCTTCTTCATCGGTAAGCCCAAGAGTTGCGTAAAAATACTGCTCTAGCAGGATTGCGCGGTGGGTGCCAACCCTGATTGGGTTTACTTGGCGTGAGGTTTCCGGGTCTGTTGCCCTGAATAGTGGTAATTCGGTGTAGGTCATGTTTCCTCTGACTTTCTGCTATTTGAGTAGCGGTGGTTACTTTACACAATTTGAGAAGTCAGTGGTGGATTTCGTCCAATGGAAACAAAACTACTCTCCACCACCTAGCCCCAGCACCGCTCAAACAATGACTGGGAGTCCTTGTCAGGCTGGTTTTAACCGTCTGAACTCAGCCTCAAAAGCATCTGGGTCTTGTTTTTCCAATTCCAAATGTATCCACATACCGCCAACACCAGCTGATTCTTCACGGGTTTTGTACTTGACAACGCCAGCCATGCCTTCACCGCGTGATGATCTGTATCCAGCGCCGTACTTTGTGCCGGGCATTTTGTAAAAATGAACTTCGGAAACTCGAAGCGCCAGCGAGTTCGTAACAAAGAATGTCCAGATGGCTTCTAAGACTTTGATATCACTGTGGCCCAAGTCCATTGCATACCCGGTGGCGTGGGTTGAAAGGTCTGGTTTGTCGCGCATGGGACGATTGACATATGTTCCAAGGTTGGTGATTTTGTAGCGTTTTGTGCATAGGTCTACGCATCGGGCCGTGATGGGTTGGGTGACTTTGCCGTCCCACGCTGGGTAGTATGGGTATGTCCTAGTCATCGGTTGGTTTCTTTTCGTCTGGGTGTCCTTTGAGACCGTTCGCTGCCAAAAGGCCGCCAAGCGCACCGCCGAGGGTGAGTGTTAAGGGGCTGAGGATTTTCCATGCTTCTGTGTCATTGGGTGACACGTCGAGTGGCTGTGTCACAAATAAAAGTCCGTAAAGCAGGACAAAAATTGTGCCTGCAAAACTGAGTGAAAGGGTGATCCCTACCATGAGGATTAGTCGGGCTTTGATTTGGTCGCCTGAAAGTCGTGGTCTCATTTTCATTCGCATCGTCCTGTGCCGGGTGTTGTCATTAGTGCTGTTGCTGTTGCTGCTTTGTTTTTGGTTCGTACACAGTTGGTGCGTGTGCGGTCTGAGCAGGCTGTAAGTAATGTCAAAAACACCAACAGAATAAGGCTTTTTCGCATTAGGCGGCACCAATGTCAATCACTGTCATTTTTGCACCAATAGATGCACGAATAGTTGTGCCGTACATTGTGCAAGAACTACCTGATGCACCAGCCATTTTAATGGTCTTTGTGCCTGCTGTAAGTCCAGAAATAGAAACTGTAAATGCACGAGTTTGGTATGGGCTGGTTGCCAAAATGCTTCCCAATGACTCGTGGAAGTCAGTTGTGCCGTCAGTTAGATAGAGCGTCACATCTGAACCAGCAGCACAAAACAAGTTAGAAACAAAAGTCACTTGGTAAACACGGTTTACAACTGCCGTAAAACTAACCGAAAGGCCAGCTAAATCGGCTCGTGTTGTAAATACTTGGTCAGTCGATTTTAAACCTGTACCAAGTTGTCCCCAAGCTAGATTGTTCTGTTGTGTTGCAGTGAGAATAGCCCCACTGACAAAGGTTGTATTAGGTGTTGCCATGTCTGTCTCCTTTAGAAACTTAGAAGGTTGTTATCGAGCGTTCCGAAAATTGCATCGTCAAGGGTTAGGTATTGGTTGCCGTCCGTACTTTCAAAAGTGTACGAAACAATGTGGCTGCCGGGCGTGATGTTATGCGAAATGCCAGACACAATTAGGGTTTGAGTTTCAGTAGATGGTGTTCCTGTGGTGAAGTTTTTTACCACTGTGGCAATACTGGTCAAGTCAAGACTTAAAGCAATGGTCTGGTTAGCGGCCGCAAGAGCAGCCATCTGGGTGCTGACGTTGGTAAACCTGAGTACAGGGTTCTTGTATTTACCCAAAAGGTAGTTGCCAAGTCCGGCTACTTCTGTGGTGCTGCTATTTAACAAGTTTGTGATGTTAAGGCTTTGAGATTGGTATAAGGCAATACTTGTAGAATCGCTAGTTATTTGCTGGGCCCCTGCTGGACTCTGGGTCACTATGTAGTTATAGAGCAATTCGTCTCCATACTGCGAAAGAATCGTCTGGTATGGGATTGAGCCTGTGTAACTAAATGTGGCTCCCGCTACTGGGTTTAGAACACTAGACCTACCCTTAAAGGTTAGGGTTCCGTCTGCTGCCATGAACAGATAGCCCTGCTCACTGGTGTTTATCAATTGGAGATAGGTCAAAAGGTTGGTGCCGTCAGCAATGCTGAAACTTGCGGATGCAGCTGTGCCACCGAGATTTGATGATCCTGTGCCGATGTTTCGTGACCCTTGATAGGCAACTTCGGTGTAATCAAGGACGTTGTTAATTCGAGCGCTTGTAGATTCAGCGGTGGTGGTGTGGGCCACCAATGTGGTATTGGCAAAGACTGTGAAGTTATCAGAACAGGCCGCGTACATTCTGTCGCCGTTGCTGGCTATGTCGTAGTCCAGATTCCAGTCAGTAATTAGACCTGTGTAAATTGGGATGCCATTGGCCAAGATTTTTATAGGGCAACGTGGCAGCACGTAGGGATAGTAAATACTGGAAGTGTTTAGTGGGTCAAGTATTCGGCTGGAGTTATTAAAACTGACTGTGGCTGTGCCAGCGTTGAATTGGTCTAACTGACGCGAGCGTCCGCGAGTAATATTGACTGACTCCACCAGGCTGGTGAGGTCTGCGTATGCAAGTCCGCCAAGTGTTCCTGTTCCTGCTGGGCCTAGTTGGTTTTGGGAGATGTTGGCACCGTCTAGCACCATGGCCTTGCCGAAACCTGTTGTAGTTTGAAACCCAACCAATACCTGAATAGTTGGTGCTGGCATTAGGCGGCTACACCTGTGGCATTAGCAAAAACTTGCCCAGAGCGTCGCTGTGCCTTTTGTATAGCAAGGATGATGTCCTGCCCTATTTGATCAGGTGTGGAAACAAGACCTGCTTGTACAACGATGGTCATCCCACCCATACCCATGCCACCGCTGAGGGGCACCACCGCCTCTGGGCCTGATTCGCCTATCAGGGCAAGCGTTGGCGAACTAACGATTCCACCATTGGCTAATTTGGGAATGTTTGGAATACCAAAAGTTTTGCCTCGACCTGGCAGACCTGGAATGTCTGGAATACTTATTTCAAGTTTGCCCAGGGTGTTATTCCACAGATCAGCAATGCCGTTAAACAACCACTTGAATACACCCCAAATGGCTTTCACTTCAAGTTCCAAAGCGTCTACATAAAGAGTAAATCCCTTAAAGATAATGTCTACAATTTTACGAAAACCGTCAAAGTGTTTATACGCGGCAACTATGGCTACACCCAGTGCGATAATTCCAGCCGTTATTAACGTCACAGGGTTTAGAGCCATTGCTGCGTTCACCAGAAGAATTGCAGCTGCCAAAACACCAACACCAACGGCAACGGCCGTGATGATGGCTGGGTTGTCTTGCGCCCATTGAGCAAACGATTGAAGCACCGGCATAAGTTTTTCCATAATTGGAAGAAACGCTGCGCCGATTCCTTCTTTGGCTTCTCCAATGGCGGTGGTTAGTTTCTTCATTCCACCAGCGGTGGTGTTGCCAGCAATCTCGGCCTGACCCATAAAGGTGCCTGAAAGTGCAGCCATCATCTCATCTGCTGATGCGCCTTCTTTGGCCATTGCTTTGAGTTCTGGGGACAGTTTGGCTAACGCTGCGGTGTTGCCACCTGCTGCCTTGGCGAGCGCCTCTGTGACCGTTGTGAGGTTCTTTCCTGTGCCTGTGGATACGTCCATAGCGAGCGAGGCAAGTTCTTGGGCCTTCTGAACATCATGTGTCTGGGAAGTCAAACGACCCAAAACAGGACGCAACTCGTCATCTGTGACACCGATTAACTGACCTTGCTTTTTTATCCAATCCTCATTGGCTTTGACCTGTGCATCAGTAGCGCCTGTGGTGTTTCGCAAAGTCTGGGCAAGAATGGCTTGTGCCTGCTCATCTTCCATCGCGCCTTTAGCGGCATCAAACAGGACAGCGCCAAGACCAGCAAGTGCAGCTGTGGCAGGTATCGCTGCTTTTTTCAAGAGGAATTGGGCCTTCTGCCCTGAAGTCTCCAGTTGCGAAAATTGTTTCTTGGCCTTATCGATTCCAGATCCGTCGAATTCCGACAAAATGTTTAGTACGACACTCATTAGATACGCCCGTGGTTTCCTGTTAATTCCATAACTCGATTAACCAGCTCTGCAACTTGACGTTCAACATCGGCGCTGGCTGATTCATAAGCTTTATAGATCACGCGAGAAGGCGCACCAAACTTGGCTGTGAGGTTGTCACCCAGTACGCCATTG